AAGTTAATCTTTGATACACCACTTGTTGTAGAAACAGAATAAGAATACTCTGGCTCTTGAACAATACCACCCAATACCACCAACAACTGAGTTGGTGAAGCAACTGTATGGTCAAGATTATACTGTGTGGTTGTACCATCACCAGTAATCACCTGTCTCTCAAATACACCGTAGGACGGTTCTGCTCCAATATATGCCATTAGTTTCTACCTTTAAATTTCTTAATCATATTTATAATCCTAATCGCTGTCTGGCCCGCCACCGCCAGGCGATGTACCATCACCAGCTGGTTGTGTAGATACCTCGACCCACGAATTATTTTCTTCATCCCAACTATGGGGTTTACCATTGTCTGGATAATCAACTGCTGATTTCCATTGAAGTTTATCAGAATCCCATACAAAAGAAGCATATGGTTTGGGTGGATAAAAATTACTACCATCCCAAGTATCTCCAATGCCTGCAAGTCTTTCAGACTCATCTGATTCAACCCAATCTCCAGGCGAATCGTCTATATGTGTATTAATATAATCAGCATCTGCTTCGATTACTTTTGTTACAATTCCATTTAATATTTTTGCGTAATGTGCCATACTATATCTCCTATGCAGTCATGTCGTATCTAATGATTACGATTCCAGAACCACCATTACCACCATTATACTGTGGAGTTCCACCAGAACCACCACCGCCGCCGCCGCCAGTACCATTAGTTCCACCAGAACCATTTGATCTAGCACCACCTACACTTGTGTTGCCTGGGTATGCTCCGCCACCATTACCACCGCCATGTGTTGCAACACCCGATGTGCCACCACTGTTTCCAGCATAATCAGCGCCATCGGTAGCATTACCACCGCCACCACCGCCAGCATATCCTACTGATGAACCAGTAATTGAATTATTTAATCCAGCCCCGCCTGGGCCTGCAAGATGTTGAGCATCATTACCACCAACACCACCAGCGCCACCGCCACCAGCACCATATGGATCACCGCCTGGGCCACCGCTACTAGTACTTGAACCGCCACGGTTTCCTTGTCCAGAAGTTGCAGAAGAATAATTGGCTGTAGAATTACCACCACCATTACCGCCGCCTGAACCACCACTGTTTGCGACTGTTGAGCCTGGCAAGCCTGGCCCACCACCACCACCACCGATTGCAGTTGAACCATTAAATGATGAGTTATTACCATTGTTGCCTGTGTTGGCAGATGATGACCCACCAGAGCCACCAGAACCACCAGAACCTACTGAAACTGAATGTGTTCCAGCTGTTCTAGACTGTCCTGTTAGATAAATGTATCCACCAGCACCACCACCGCCACCGCCGTGCCATGTTGCATTGGCGCCACCGCCTCCGCCTCCGCCACCAGCGACTACTAGATAATCTAAAGATAGTGTTGAAGCATTAATAAAGTTTCCACTTGATGTGAATGAATGAATTCTATAATTACCAGAGGTGGTAATTGTTCCACCAGTTGGAACTGCTGCAACTGTTTTTGTTACTGCATTTCCAGAGGGTGTTCCGTCTGAGTTCTTAATACTAATTGAAATTGTATCACCAGCAGTTTGTCCATAAACTTGTGATGGAGTTGCCAATGTGAATGTTCCACTTGAAACTGATTGACCTGTAACAGTATGGAATGCTGCACCACCTTCAGAGAATACAACATCCACATCATCAGTATTGTTTGTTACAGCAAAGACTAAGTTAGTAGCATAAGCATTATTAATATCACCTGTGATACTAGATATATTTGGAATTAGGTTTGTTGAAAGCCAACCAGAACCATCATAGTATTCTAATGAACCAGTTGTTGAGTTGTATCTAGATTCACCTGTATCTGGTGAACTAGGTCTTTGTGCAGTTGTACCAGCTGGTACAGTGAATCCACCAGTAGACGTATTAGGTTGGTCTGAAACCCCAGCAGGAGTTACAGAGATGTTATCCAAATTGTTTAATAGAACATCACCATTACCGTCAAGTAGTTGTGCGAGTTTTTTTGCGTTACTGTCAGCCATTCTCTATTTCCTAAATTGGTAGATATCTAAATCGCAACGTAGCACCATTAAGAGGTGCAGTTGTGAATGTTAAAGTTGTGCCTGAAATTGTATAGTCCGTAGTCGGCTCCAAGCATACACCGTTTTCAAAAACCATAACTGACTCTACCGTGTGTCCAGTTGTGATTGTAAATCCTGTTGTTGAACCATCTCCTGTTGCACTTGTTGAAGAATAACTAAGAGATAGTTTTGCATTTGTTACTGAGTTATCTAATACAGTATCTATAACATTGTTAGATTCTGCAAGTTGAATAACTTGAATATTGTTTGTTCCACTTGGGGGCGCAGCAGTAAAAATTAAATCTGAACCACTTGTAGTATATGCATATGAAGAACCATATCTTTGATATACATTATCTACAAACACAATAATGTTTGCACCACTACCAACACTTGGTGTTCTACTTAGTGAGAATGTAGTTGTTGAACCATCACCATTAAAAGTGTCAATTGCTGGAGATGACAATGATTGAGTTGCCACAAGTAACTGTCTACCCATGTAGACAATAGAAGCTCTGTCTGCATTATCTGGTGCTTCAGAAAAAGTGATGTAACCAACACCATTCGTTGTGGTTGCAGTGTAAGAGTATTCAGGCTCTTGAACAATACCACCAAGAACTACCAAAAGTTGGGTAGGATTGGATACAGGATAGTCCAACTGATATGTAGTAGTCGAACCATCACCAGTAATCACCTGTCTGTCAAATGAACCGTATGCTGGTTCTGCACCTATGTATGCCATTTAGTTTCTACCTTTAAATTTCTTAATCATATTTATATTACTCTACTGCATCCCATCCAGCAGTCTTTGGGTCAGATGTGTCTGCTTGATATGCGTCCTCATTCCAAATATATCTATTAGTTGGAGTCTCATCGTCTGGTTTATCAACTGGAGCTTCCCAATTGTAATTGTCTGTATTTAATGTCCAACTAGAAAATTGTTGTGGGGGGTAGAATGCATCCATCTCTGAATCATACACCATTCCCTTACCAGCAAATGCACCTCTAGTAGTATCATCCTTAAAGGTCTCTATCCAAGCGCCTGGAGAGTCGTCAACAAATTCGTTAGAAAACCAGTTTTCATCAGCAAGAATAACATTAGTTACCTTACCTTTAACAACCTTTGCGTAATATGCCATTTATATAATCTCCTTATAGTACCGTTGTGTCATATCTAACAATGACAATACCATCACCGCCATCACCACCAACATATCCTGTATTACCAGAGGCACCGCCACCGCCACCACGTCCATCAGTGCCAGCATTGCCTGGTGCAGAAATTGTTCCATTACCACCACCGCCTGTGCCACCTGAACCAGAAGCAGTTTCGTATGAACCACCGCCACCGCCACCAGCATATGTCACAGATGTGCCAGTAATTGAAGATGCAGTCCCATTACCACCATTGGCAGCAGGGCCGCCGCCATTGCTTCCAGCGCTGCCAGAACCGCCTCCGCCTCCGCCGCAATAAGGGGTGGAATATCCTGGCGCACCACCACCGTCATAACCTTGTCCAGTTGTCCCAGAACCCCCAGCGTCACTAGTTCCGTCACTATTACCAGCGCCACCACCGCAACCGCCGTCAGCACCATCTGTATCTGTATTCCAATATGAAGCACCTCTTCCACCACCTAAAGAAGTTATTCCATTAAATGTTGAATCGCCACCATTGCTTCCATAAGAAGATGAAGAAGAAGTTAGTGCAGGGCCTTTAGTTCCACCAGCACCAACTGTTACGGTATATCCACCTGTAGAAGAAAGTGTCATTGCAGATTCAGCAGAACCCCCTCTACCAGAAGTCGCACCAGATACATTTGTTCTAAACCCACCAGCACCACCGCCGCCTGCTTGATACCCACCAGCACCAGCGCCACCACCGCCGACAATTAGATATTCAACTGATAGGGATGCAATTGTATTTGTAAATGTTCCAGTGGATGTAAATGAATGAATTTTATAATCACCAGATGTTGTAATTGTTCCACCAGAGGGAAGGCCTACTGCTGTTATATTGACACCACTTGATTGACTTAAATCAGAGTTTGTAACTTTAATTGCAACAACTCTACCAGCAGTTACATTACTATAAACAGCAGATGGAACAGCAACAGTAGCTGCAGTATCAGATGATGGGGTGACAGTAACATTTGTGTTGATACTATCATCTGTTTGAGTAAAGTTTACTACTAAGTTTGAAGTTAGGAAACCAGAACCAGTAAGTGTTAAACCAGAACCAGCGATGCCAGCATACAATGTTCCAGAAACAGAATCAAGATTTGCAACTTCCATCGAAATCTTTTTCCATGCAGAACCATCATAATACTCCATGACACTCAAAGTAGTGTTATATCTTTGAGCACCAGTATAAGAAGTAGCAGGGCGTTGTGCGGTTGTTCCAGAAGGAAGTGTTAATTGTCCAGTTGATGTGTTGTCTGTATCAGAAACAGATGTTGCATTAACAACAATGTTATCCAAGTTTACTTGAAGAACATCACCGTTTGCATCTAATAGTTCTGAGAGTTGTTTACCTTTACTTGCCATTAGTTCTGATACCTCACCATAATTTCTAGTCCGTTAGATGGTGCGAATGTAAATGTAATCACACCTGTGGAAGAGTTTACTGTATAGTCCGTAGTTGGTTTCATCATAACACCGTTATAGTATACCCATGCACTGTTAGTATTAACACCAGCAGTTGTCAGAGTAAATGTAGTCGTAGAACCATTACCAGTGAAATTATCAACATTCCAATCTGGGCCTCTACGAACAATACCACGAACACCTAAATGTTTAACTTCAATTTCTGCAGCACTGTCTGGTGCAGAAGTGAATGTAAGAGTTGTTCCAGCAAGAGTATAGTTAGTCGTTGCTTTCTGAACAATGCCATCAACCATCACCAACAAAGTATTGACATTTGCTGGAGTTTCTGATAGTGTAAAATCTGTTGTCGAACCATCACCAGTTAAAGTATCTGTAGTGAAGGTTTTCATCTGTTCCGATAATTGAGTTGCAGTAATCGAATTGTTTGGAGGAGTCAAGTTATAAGGGCCAATACCCTTATGAATTACATAGATAGATGCAGAAGATGAAACCGATTCTGAGAAGTTTAAAATTCTTGGACGGTTAGAACTATCTTCATGGACTGAATATGCAACATCAGGCTCTTGACGAACATTATCAAAAAGAACTTCAATATTACCAGCTTCACTGCCAGGAACATCAACAGTTAATGCAACAGCATTTGAATAAGTTCCGTGAGCACCAGTAACAGAACCAAACGCACTACCAGTAAAATCCTCTTTAGGAAATGTAGTAGATACTTGGTTTATAAATGGAACACCAATATATGCTTCAGACATTAGTTTCTACCCCTTATGCAACATCTTCTAGAATTGAACATACTACATCACATGTTGATGCAGTTGCGTATACTCTAACTTGATCGTCACCGTTTAACACAACCTTCTGACCTGACACCACCTTCAAAGCACCGCCCGATGGGATTGGTGCATTTTTCACAATGTGATATGATGCAGTTCCAGATGAATCATACAACTGAACAGTAACCTGTACCGCAGATGCACCTGTATTTGCAACGTCAAGTTCAATCAGAATTGAGTTAACAGCAGAACCATTGTTTGCAGTATAGACAGTAGTTGGTGAAGAACTATTAGTACTCACACTTGTCGCAAATGCGTTTTTAAAATTGTTTGCCATTCTGACTTCTTCCTTTTTTTATATATTCTTATTTATAACGATTATCCTAGAGCAACACCAATTGCAATAGAAAAACCTTCAGTTGCCATAACACCACTAGTAGTGGGATGTGACATACTGATTCCGTTTTCGTCTATCAATGCACCGTTCAAATAAATATTTCTCCACTCTTTGCCACTCTCACCTAAGTCATAAGTGTTTGTTGCATTGGGAACAATATTAGATGTTAAGTCTGCATTGAACGTAACACTATCTGTGTCTGCATCACCAAGGGTAATATTACCATCAGCAGTTATATTTCCTGTTGCATGTAAATTACCAGTGACGTTTATGCCCGTGTTATTGGTTGTAAGTTTTGTACTCGAACCATATTGTAGATTAACTCCACTTGTGGAATCAATGTTTAGATTACCAGTTCCATCATGTTTAATAATGGAATTTGAAGCATCATGGTATAGTTGCAAGTCATCACTTATACCCATCTTAATGCGATAAGTAGATGCACTTGTTGAATCTTCAAAGTCAATTACGTTAGGTAGTAATACAGTAGACAAACCATTTTGCAATTCTTTGATTGCTTCCAATGTATCTGTTACTGAAACACCGTTTACAGTTGATGGTAAGTTTGCAATATCACCAATATCAGTAGCAAGTTGATTAAACTCAACTCTCCACTCTTCAAAAGTAAAACTTGCTGGTGCGTTTCTATCTGCCATTATTTTTTATCCACTAATTGCAATAAGAGGTCTTTAATTTCGTGCATCTCGCACTTTAGATTATTTATGTCTCTTACTGCACTCCTAAGTTCATCCTTTGCTACCTTTGCATTACGAGAACGTGTAACTGCTGCTTCGTAAGCAGAAACATTTGTATTCACGATTGCACCCGATACTGTGTCACGGGCAAGGTCTGGATGTTCTTTTACTCTTAAATAATCTGTCATTTTATGTTGCCAGTGCGATTGCTCGCAAATCTTTCATACGAGGTGGTTCTGCACAGTTAGTTCCTTGCATTCTAATTTTAATTGCGAAAGAAATAAACTCAGGCAAGTTATTTGCACTGTACTCTCTTTCGATGAAATCATCAAAGTCT